CTCTGCATCTGCGGGGAGCTTGTCGAAAAGTCGGAAGGCTTTGTCAGCAAGCTGCTTGCCCGTAAGGAGGAAAAATCCGTGGGTGTGGAAGTCCCCGAATCGTGGAAGCCCGTTCCTGCGGATGTGCTCAAGTCCGACCTGACCATCCAGGTGTGGGGCGAACTGGATGCCCTTTCTCGCGCTCTTAGCGGTGTACTGGCCCAAGATGCTGGCGAAAACGGCACCAAGCTGGCTACCTGCAAGACCCTGTGCAAAAATTTCATCAAATCGCTGGAAGCCGCCACAGATGTGATGAAGAGTGATGATTTCGGCCCGCGCCCGGTTGAGGAGCCGGAAGCTGTGGAAAAGTCTGAAGAGGCGAAAGAGGACGCCCCTGCCCCCGATGCTCAAGCCGAGCCGGAACCTGAAGACATAGCCAAGGGTGATCCCGCTCCGCAGGAAAGCGAGCCGGAACCGTCCCCGCAGCTTGATGAGGCCGCAGTTATCGCCAAGGCAGAGGACGTCGCCAAAGGCGTGGCCGAAGCCATAGCCAAGGCACAGGCGGAGGCAATCGCCGAGGCTGTCAAGCCCCTGCAGGAACAGCTCGCCGCGTTGGGCAGTGTTGTGGAAAAGATGCAAAAAGCCCCGGCCACTCGTGTGGACAGCCATGAGGATTCCGGGATTCCTGCAGACGTGAAAAAGTCTCAGGAAGGAAATGTCTTCCGTGGTGTTTTTGGCAACCTCGGCCGATAGCCAACTTTCGTCAACAGAGAGGAGAATTTGTTATGAATCAGCGTGACATCGCTCGCAAGGCTGACCTGAAGGTTCAAGACCTTATCGACAACGGTGGCTATCTGCAGCCAGAACAGGTTCAGACCTTCCTCCGCATGGTCAAGGACGAGCCGACCATCCTGCGGGAGGCCCGCCGCGTCAACATGAAGTCGCACACCCGTGAAGTCGATAAGATTGGCTTCACCAGCCGACTGCTTCAGAAAGCTCCTGCCGAGGGCGCATACCTTGCCGATGAAAAGCGCGGCAAGCCCACCACTGGCAAGGTCATCCTGAACACCAACAAGATGATCGCCGAAGTCCACATCAGCTACGAGACGCTGGAAGACAACATTGAGCGCGGCAATCTGGAACAGGTCATCATGCAGGAAATGGCCAAGCAGGTCTCCCTTGACCTCGAAGAGCTGATCCTGCTGGGCGACACGGCACAGGCTGGTACGGATGATTTCCTCGGCCTGCAGGACGGTCTCATCAAGCAGGCTGTTGCCAACGTGGTGGATGTGACCGGCCCGATGTGCAAGGAACATTTCTCCACTGGCGTGAAGGAGATGCCCTCCAAGTACCTCCGCAACCGTAGTCAGTTCCGTTGGTTTGTCTCGCACAACAACGAAACCGACTATCGCGACCAGCTTGGCAACCGCGAGACCGGGCTGGGCGATAGCCTCATCGAGGGTTTCCGTGGGGTCTATCATCATGGCATCCCGGTGGTTCCCGCTGCCATGATGCCGGAAACCAATGCCGTTCTCACCCGTCCCGACAACCTGATTTGGGGTGTCTGGCGTGATATAATGGTGGAAACAGACAAGGACATCCGCTCTCAGGTCTATATCATTGTGCTGACCCTCCGCGCTGGCATGGTGCTGGAAGAGCCGGATGCAGTCGTCCTGCTGAAGGGCATCGGCAGTGCTGCCGCCGGTGGTTAGTCCTGTATTCCGATAGGTTGGGCATCAGCCCACTTTCGGGCTGGTGTCCAACGTAAAGGAAGGAGGAAATTATGGAGTTCATCACAACGCCCGGTTCGCCCCTTGCCACCAGTTACGCCACTCTCGAAGAGTTCGATGCCTATCTCGCGGGGAGAGACGGCTTTGACATCACGAGCTGGACAGAGCTGATAGACGAGCAGAAGGCCATGCGCGCCTTTTACGGGGCGGCTGTGATAGACTCCCTGAATTTTCGGGGACGCAAGGCCCTCCGGGGGCAGGCATTACAATTCCCCCGCATCATGCCGGACGAAGCCCTCTACGATGCAGGAAGCTCCTTCAGTGACTGGGAAAGCCTGGAGGAGTTCTCCGGCCTGATGGGAGTGGAGGTTCCCACGATACCGCAGGCGGTGAAGCTGGCTCAGATTGAGGCGACCTTTCAGGTCATCCACAGCCATCTGTTCAATATCGACGCCTTTGAGTCCGGGGAGTCTTCCATCGCCTCGCTGTCCATCGACGTTATCCGCATGACGTTCAGCAAGGATGGTGGTGCTGCCTACGACCTGTTCAGCAAGAGTGACTTTGGCGCGGCCTCCACCATCAAGCTGCTGCTCCAGCCTTGGCTGTCCGGGCTGCGTATGGCTCTCGTCTGATTCGTGGAGCTTCTATGGATTACGCCCGTTACCAAAAAATAGCTCGTGAGCAGATCAAGAAATATGGGCAAATTGTAACCTTCAGTCTGGCAGCAGGCCCTGCATCCTACAACCCAGTCCTTGGACAGAACGAACAGGAGTTTCTTGAGGTTGAGGCGCACGCCGTTCTGGCAAGTCCCAGTGAGCGAGGCTTTCGCGGCGGGACGCTGCACATCGGGGACGCAGTTCTTCTTGTTGACGGAGGCACCCTTCCCCAGGCTCCGTCCGAGACTGATACCGTGTTCGTAGAAGGGGCTGAATGGCGGGTACTGGGGTCAGACAGGGTATCCCCCGCAGGACTTGTAATCATCTACAAAGTCTATATCAGGCGGTCGTAACATGGCTGGCAGCTTCACCCTCGACATAAGCCGTTTCGTGAACAAGGCGCGACTGCGGATGGATGATGTCGTTCGCGGTGCCATGTATGGCCTGAGCGGTAACGTCATCAAGACCACGCCTGTGGATACCGGCAAGGCACGCGGAAACTGGGTCATCTCGATGGATGGCTACACCAAGGTGCAGACCGAGGTACTGGACAAGTCAGGGGAGCGTTCCCTCGACCGGATAGCCCGCCAGCTTGAAGGCTTCCAGGCAGGAAAGACCAAGAGCATCTGGTTGACCAATTCTCTGCCGTACATCGTCATGCTGGAGTACGGCTGGTCGAAGCAAGCTCCGGCTGGCATGGTCAGACTGTCACTGCTTACGTTCAATGGCGTTGCTGTCCAAAGCATCGGTGTTGGAGGCAAATAGCATGAAGACGCCTTCCCCGGAAATTCGGCAGGCTCTTTACCGCCATCTGACCTGTGTTCTGCCTGTCGGCAGGGTGACGTTGGAGGATGTGGCGTGGCCAAATGCGTCTTTCTCCCCGAAAGTCAATCAGCCGTATCTCGTACCTTATTGCCTGTTCAGTAAAACCGAACAGGCCGGATTATCGAAGTCTGGGTTCGAGCGGCTGTCTGGCTGCTTTCAGATAGATGTTTACGGTGTTCTCAATGCGGGGGAGGCCGAGCTGGATGCTCTGAGCTGTAGCCTCGTTGACTACTTCAGAGCTGGAACCAGACTTTCTGTAAAAGGATTCGGCAAGTTACAAATTACCAATGCGTACAGAGGCAGTCTGGTAATTGGCCAACGTAACGGTCTGCAAGAACAGAAAGATGCAAGGCCGCACGTTGTTGTATCTGTCTTTTGGCAACACTACGTTTCAAGAGGAGAATAATCATGGCCTTTGCATCCGGCAGCAATCACGGCTTGCGGTATATTCGGGAGGACACCTTTGGCGTTACCCCGGAAAATCCCATCATGCGGGATTTGCGGCACACGTCCTGCAGCCTCGTTCTGACCAAGGACTCGTTCCAGTCCAACGAGCTTCGCCGGGACGCGCAGATTTCCGACCTTCGCCACGGCATGAAGAAAAACGGCGGTGACATCGGCATCGAGCTGTCCTTCGGCGAGTACGATGACCTCCTTGCCGCTGTCGTTCGCAGCGACTGGAAGGACAACGTACTGGTGGCTGGCATCAAAGTCCCCACCTTCACGCTGGAGCGGGAATTTGCGGACATCGGCCAGTACCAGCTTTTCACGGGCTGCGCGGTAAACACGCTGTCCCTTGAGATCCAGGCCAACGCCATGATTACCGGCACCATCAACTTCGTTGGCAAGGATGTCCTTTTCAGCGAACAGGCCACAGCTCTCAACAGCGAGCCGAGCCACACCGAATCTCCGCTGGATGGCTTCTCCGGTACTCTCAAGGAGGGCGGCGTAGAGATTGCCGTCATCACCAGTATCTCGCTGCAAATCGAGAACGGCATCACCACTGCCAATGTGCTGAACTCGGCAACAGCCGCTGCCCTGATTCCTACACGCATCAACTGCACAGGCACGGTCAGCGCGTACTTTGAAAATCTCGACCTGCTTAACAAGTTCGTCAACGAAACCGAGTCGGAGCTGGAAATCACGCTGGGCAGCGGCGGCCCTGGCTCTTACATCATCAAGCTCCCGCGCATCAAGTATTCCGGCGGCGACAACCCCGCAGACGGTGAAGGCCCCATCATGCTGAACATGCCGTTCCAGGCCCTTCTCGATGACTGCACCGGCACAAACATCCTCATCGAGCGTATCCCTCTGGAGGCCGAGGTCGCCGAGCCCTGTCTGCTCGAATTTGACGGCACAGAATTGCGGGAGAACACGGTGATTACCGCCACCATCTCCGGTGGACAGGGCAAGACCTTTGCCGGGCGTAACGGTGTTCCGCTGCCCGGCGTCAACTTCAACAACATTCCTTCCGGGCTGTCGGTGGTGGCCATCCGCCGTT